ATATGTTACACATCTTATCTGCAATAATGTATAGACCAATTATTAATGAAAGGTCCAAACATGATTTTGATATTGAGAAGTATGATGTTAAGACCATGCAGAAACGGGCAGAACTATTCAAAAATAAGTTAGATGTAGGTGTCATATTATCGGCTCAGTTTTTTTTTATCAACTTCGCAAACAGATATTCAAATTATTTCCAGCTGTCTTCGATTCCGAGATTATCAATTTGGATGAGGATAAGGCTCGTATGGAGTTTGAGGAAGATAATAATTTCCGCTCTTTTCAATCGGTCTATGGTTGGTTCATTGTCGTCAATAAATTGGCTGGAAATGATTTTGCAAAACACGAGTACATCTACGAAAAAACGGTGGTGGAAGTTCTAAACCAACTATCCTATTTAATAAACTACGACCAAGAGCAAGAAAGAATTATGAAACAAGCTCGTAATTCATAATACGTTTTTAGTTTTTTTATATTTACTTATATGGTCAACTACAAACAGATTATTCAGGATTTAAGTGGTATAGCTTATTATAACCCACAGATTAATTCTTTTGGTTATGGTGATATTACCCAACTTACAATGGATATAGAGACCAAACAGGAACCTGTATATATGAAAATGTATGTGGTACCAGGTCAAACTGTATTAGCACAGAATAGATTGGACTATAATTTCTCTATTATCATATGTGATATTATTAATGCTGACCTATCCAATCAGGAAGATGTTATGTCTGACACATTGGAAACGGTTAAAGATGTATGGACCATATTATATCAATCATATACAGCAACATTTGGTGGATTCAGTATAGATTATGAACCATTATGGAATAGTCCTGCTGAACCATTCTTAGAAAGATATGAGACACTATTAGGTGGATGGACATTGAACATAACAATAGAACAACCGTTTGACTATAATACTTGTGTATTACCAATATCAGGATTAACATTACCAACATCAGTTAATGAAGTTAATTACAAATTAATATTGGATGATTTAAAAGAGATAGCAAGAGCACACGAACAGATTAACTCATATGGGTTTGGTGATGTGGAACAATTAACAATGGACATTGAGACCAATAAAGAACCGTTATATAGTAGGATGTATATTATACCAGGTCAAACAACACTGGCACAGAATGAAATGATATATAACTTTCAAATAATAATATCAGATATAGTGGATATTAATTATTCAAATCAACGAGATGTGATGAACGATGGGTTAGAAATTTGTAAGGACATATTTACTGTATTGTATTTAAGTGAGTATGAATGTAATTGGAACGCAACGTGTGAACCATTCCTTGAAAGGTTTGAAACGGTATTGGGAGGATGGACAATGAACTTACAAATAACACAACCATTTGACTATAACAGATGTGTTCTTCCTGAATTACCATTCGTAACACAAAATAAGAAATGGTATGAGTTGGCAGAATTATGGAACACAATATCAACAATATGGAGAAAAGTATAAATAAAAAATATAAAATAATATAACATTGGGACAATTAACAAATCAATATGTATCAAGTTCCTATCAAGGTCTATTAAAAATGACCGATAGTACAACAGGTGTAACAGGAACATTACAGACAGTTCAAACAGGAGATGGTACTGACACACCATTAAAAATAAGTCAAACACAGGTTGATATATCTGGTTCATTAACTTTAACAGGTTCATTATATTCAACAGATATTATTGGTACAGGAAGTTTATTCTTACAACCAAATCAAGGAGACGCAAGATTTGTAGAAATATATAACACATCACCAACAGACACACATATCACAGCAAGTGGTGGACAAATATTTTTAGGTAATGATGTAACATATGTTAAGGTTGATAATTATGGTTCGGTTAAACGAATTGATATTGTAGCAGATAATAATATAGTCGTTTCAGGTTCAATGAATGTAACAGGTAGTATAGATATAACAGGACAATATCTTATTAATGGTGTTCCAATTTCAGGTGCAACAGGAACTAGTGGTACATCAGGTACAAGTGGAACGTCAGGTGGAACAGGAAGTTCTGGTACATCTGGTACACGAGGAAGTTCTGGTACTAATGGTACATCAGGAAGTTCTGGTACATCTGGTACACGAGGAAGTTCTGGTACTAATGGAACAAGTGGAACATCAGGTTCATCTGGTACATCAGGAGGAACAGGTTCAAGTGGTACGTCAGGTACAAGTGGTCAAGCAGGAAGTTCAGGAACGAGTGGTAATGGTACATCAGGAACAAGTGGTTCATCAGGTGTATCAAACTCATTCTTTAACTATCAAGCAAAAACAGTTTCATTTGGTGCACCAGGTTCAGGATATATTACGTGGAATCAATCACCACAAACAGGAGCCACATTTATTAATGTAAGTGAACAAGACACACAAAATGATAATATTGATATATTTTTAGCGAACTTAGGTTCAGGTTCGGTTATTACAATACAAGACAAAACAAATCATAATAACTATCAAGTATGGCAATTAGGAACATCAACAGATAATACAACCTATTGGACTTTTCCTGTTACATTAATTTCAGCAACACATCAGTTTAGTGGTAATGATAATATATTATTTATCATAACAACAACTCCATCAGGTACATCAGGTAGTTCAGGAACTAGTGGTACAAGTGGACAGAATGGTTCATCAGGAACAAGTGGTGATAGTTTATTCGCACTAACAGGTTCAGTATGGAACACAACAAATAATGTTGGTATAACAGGTTCATTTTATCAAAATGGAACTTTTAATGTTAAATCATCTAATATAATTATTGATGGAGTAGCAAGTAATTTTCCAATTATTATTACAGGTTCATTAAATCTATCAAATCAGAGCGATATTAAATTTGATAGAGGTTATGTACAATTTAAACAAATATCAGGAAGTTCTTATTATCAATTAGGAACAACGATAAGTGATAATTTTTCAATAATGGAGCAACCATCCAATATGAAGATAGCAGAATTTAATACATCAAGTTTTAGAGTACCTGTATCATCTTCAATATTTGATGGGGGAGTTTATCTTAATACAATACCATCAGGTTCATCATCTACAAATTTTGTAGTATGGGAAAATGCAACAGGTCAATTATCATATAGAAGTGGTGGTGCATCAGGTTCATCTGGTACAAGTGGAACAAGTGGTGGAACAGGAAGTAGTGGTACATCAGGAGTTAATGGTTCTAGTGGAACAAGTGGTGGAACAGGAAGTAGTGGTACATCAGGAGAAGCAGGTTCATCAGGTACATCAGGAGAAGCAGGTTCATCAGGTTCATCAGGTAGTTCAGGAACAAGTGGAACAGGTTCATCAGGGACAAGTGGAACAGATGGTCAAGCAGGTAGTAGTGGTACAAGTGGTGCAAGTGGTGCAAGTCCATTTGCACTAACTGGTTCATTCTACGCAACCACAAATGATTTACAAGTTACAGGTTCATTATTTATGACTGATGGATATATAAAAGGTGGTTTATCATTTCAAAATGATGGTAGTTCTCCACATGTTATATCCACAGATGGTGCAACAACAATTAATACAAAATTAGACGGTCTTGCACATAACTTAACAATAAATTCAAGAGAGCAATTATTAATTTCAACCGATAGTGCATCAATTCAATTTTTTAATACAAGTCAAATAATTAATACGGCACCAAGAATAGATATAAATTCTCCTGATATTAGATTATCTGGTTCATTAAGAGTAACAGGTTCATTAAATGGTACATATTTAAGTTTAGGTGCTGGTAATGTAATATCAAACATTGCAATTGGTTTTGATGCGTTAAGTGGAAACACAACTGGTACAGGTAATGTAGCAATTGGTTCAGGTTCATTAAAATCTTACAATATCGCTGGTACTGGTAATAATACCGCAATTGGTGCTGGTGTAATGCAATTATTAGGTTCAGGTTCGTTTGCTAATGTTACTTCTATAAGTAATAATACAATTATTGGTGCTAGTGCAGGAGGGTCATTAGTATCAGG